AAAGAAGGTCAAACTGATTCAGATGCATTATTTACTAAAGAAGTAAAATAAGATATGCGTCAGTTATTTGAATATATGTCGTTCGACAAGGCTCACGCTATTGTCGAATCTGTTGAAGAAGGCGGAGAGAAGTGTACCTATATGAACGGTATCTTCATTCAAGCTGAACAAAAGAATCAAAACGAACGAGTATATCCATTGAACGAAATCGCAGGAGCTGTACGTGCTTTGAACGAAAAAGTACGTAACGGTTTTTCCGTATTAGGTGAATTGGATCATCCTGAAGAATTAACAATCAACTTAGACCGAGCGTCACACATAATCACAGAAATGTGGATGGATGGCAACGACGGTTACGGTAAGTTAAAAATATTACCAACACCAATGGGAAAGATAGCTGAAACGATGCTAAAATCCGGTGTTAAGTTAGGTGTTAGTTCAAGAGGGTCTGGTAACGTAAGTGACAATGGTGACGTAAGTGAGTTTGAAATCGTTACTGTTGACATAGTTGCTCAGCCAAGTGCACCAAATGCCTATCCAAAGGCAATTTATGAAAGTTTATTTAATATGCGAGGCGGTCAACAGCTTCATGAGATGGCGAAAGCTGCATCAGAAAGCGACCCAATTGCAGAACGATATATCCACAAGGAAGTCATTAGTTTTATAAATGACTTAAAAATCTAGGAGAACTGAGAAATGACAAAGGAATTTGATCAAATCTTGAGCGAGAGCAACTTTAGTGATAAAGACCAGACTCTAATCCAAGAAGCTTGGGAAAGCAAGCTATCAGAAGCAAAAGAAGTTATGGCAAGTGAGTTACGTGAAGAATTTGCAACACGTTTCGAACATGACAAAAGCGTTTTAGTTGAATCTATGGACAGTTTTTTAACAAACAAAGTCGTAGAAGAAATGAAAGAATTTGCAGCAGATAAAGAAAAGCTAATTGCAGAACGTGTGCAATACAGAAACAACGTTAAGAAGCATACTCAAATGCTTAACAAATTCGTAATGGAGACTGTAGCTAAAGAAGTTAAAGAACTTCACGGCGATAAAGTTAACATGAAAGAAAATGTAACTAAACTTGAAAATTTTGTATTACAGCAGTTGTCGGAAGAGATCAAAGACTTCCACAGCGACAAGAAAGCACTTGTAGAACAACGTGTTAAACTTGTACGTGAAGGCAAAGCCCAACTACAGGAAGCGAAGAAGGCATTTATTAAACGTGCTGCTAAGGTAACTGAAGCAACAATTAATAAAGGACTACGCTCAGAATTAAAACAATTAAAAGAAGACATAAGTACGGCACGTGAAAACGAGTTCGGACGTAAACTCTTCGAAACATTCAGAACAGAATTTTTATCTTCACACTTAAATGAAGGTACTGAGGTTGCAAAGGTAACTAAGCAACTTGCGAAGCAAAAGGCTGTTAACGAATCTTTACAAGCGAAAGTAAGCAAAGGCCAAAAGCTAGTTGAATCTTCACAGGTTAAACTACGTGCATCAGCTGACTTAGCTACTAGAAAAGAAATTATGGCAGAATTACTAACGCCTCTTGCAAGAGATCAGCGCGGTATTATGTCAGACTTGTTAGAATCAACTAATACAAAGAAGTTGAAGATGACATTTGATAAGTACTTACCAACTGTTCTTAACGAAACTGTTACAACTAAAAGAGCTACACAAAAAGCACCACTAGTTGAAAGCAGAAGAGTTGAGAAGACTGGAAACAAAGTAAACACGGGCGTTGCCCAACAATCGGAAGTTGTAGAACTAGCTAAGATGAAAAAATTAGCAGGACTATAACAAATTTTAATATAAAAAGGAGTTCATGAAAATGACTAAACTATTTGAAAGTAACTGGGCAAACACTAAAGACGCACTATTAGAAGGTCTTAGTGGAAGCCGTCGTCAATCACTTGACGTTGTGTTCGAAAACACTAAATCACAGATGTTGCGAGAATCTGCAACAGCTGGTTCTACACAAGCTGGTAACGTAGCTTCAATCAACAAGGTAATGCTACCGTTAATTCGACGTGTAATGCCTACGGTTATTGCTAACGAAATCATGGGTGTTCAACCTATGACTGGTCCAGTAGGACAAATCCATACTCTACGTACTCGTTACGCAGATAACGCAACTGGCGTAACAGCTGGTACTGAAGCACTTAGCCCATTCGATATTGCTAAAGCATATTCTGGTAATGATGCAGCAGCACCAAACGAAGGCCCTGCTAACACAACAGCGTTAGAAGGACTACCTGGTAACAGAATGTCAATCCAAATCTTGAAAGAAACTGTAGAAGCTAAATCACGTAAGCTATCTGCACGTTGGACTTTTGAAGCAGCACAAGATGCTAACGCCGTTCACGGTATTGATATCGAAGCTGAAATCATGCAAGCACTTGCACAAGAAATTACAGTTGAAATCGACCAAGAAATGCTACAGAACCTACGTACATTATCTGGTGCACCAACAGTAACTTATGACCAGTCAGCAGTATCTGGTACAGCAACATACGTTGGTGACGAACATGCGGCATTAGCTATCATGATCAACCAACAGTCTAACTTAGTAGCAGCACGTACAAGACGTGGCGCAGCTAACTGGGCAGTTGTTTCTCCAACAGCACTAACAGTACTACAATCTGCAACAACTTCAAGTTTTGCACGTACTACTGAAGGCCAATTTGAAGCTCCTACTAACACTAAGTTAGCTGGTACTTTAAACAACACTATGAAAGTATTTGTTGACCAATACGCATCTGATGCAGAAGCAGTATTAATTGGTTATAAAGGTTCTACAGAAACTGACGCAGCAGCGTTCTATTGCCCATATATTCCACTAATGAGCACAGGACCAGTTATGGATCCAACTACTTTCGAGCCAGTTGTAAGCTTCATGACCAGATACGGTTATGTTGAACTTACTAACACAGCAAACAGCTTAGGAAACGCAGCTGATTACCTTGCAAAAGTTGGTATAGCTAACACTTTAACTTTCTACTAAGTTTTAAACTTAATAAGTTAAATTTAAAAAGCAGCTTTCGAGCTGCTTTTTTTTGACCAGAATAAAGCAAAGGAGATGTGCGTCTTTGTACTAAGATTTAGTGTCGATTACTAGAACGGAGATTTGATACAATTTCATATGATACTAAAAAGGTGCCCAAGATGATCATGTACGGGCTGATGTGTGAAAAGTTCATAATAAAATGTAAAGTCATTCCTGCGTAGATCCCCATAGCAATCAAACCATTACCCATAGAATCCGCCGCACTACCTAGCACTAACATTGTTAAAATAATTAAAATTTCCATACTAATATTTACCTCTACAAAAAACTCCAAGAGTGTGCTCTAGTTCACACTTTAAGCCAAAACCGAAAAAATGCACCAAAACCGATAAATATGTTATAATAGAATAGGATCATACGATGTCTAAAAATATAAAAATACAAGGTACGGATTTTAACATTAAATCTCTCGCTGGAGATGTTGAATTTAATTTAGCAGGTAATGCTAATATAACAGGCAATACGGTAATGGAAGGCGACCTTACTGTTACAGGTACTACAACAACAGTAGATTCTGAAACATTAACCATTGCAGATAATTTAATAACACTAAACAGTAATGTAATAGCAGCCCCCACTGAAGATGCAGGTATTGAAATCGAACGAGGCACTTCTAATAATGTTTTATTAAATTGGAACGAAACACTATCTACATGGGAAGTAACCCTTGACTCTGCAAACCCGTCGGGAACAGGACCACACGAAGTTATCCATCGGGGATTAACAGGTGCAGGCTCAGGGTTGAATGCAGACACGGTCGACGGTTATCACGGTGCAGAATTTGCAGCACTAGCAGAAGATGAAATAATAACAGGCGAATGGACACATTCATCTGTAAACCCAGATACAAAAGTTAATTTCGATGGCACTACAACAACCCAATTAATACATAAGATAGGCGGAGCAGAACAATTCAAAACAGAAGTAGATAACACCCAATATAAATTAGTACGCGGAACACAAGATGTAATATCTGTTTCGCAAGCAGATGGTACTATAACATATAATACACCTGAGCTAACTTCAGTAGGCGATTTAGCAATTAATACTCCGGTGACAGGAGACCATTTTAATCCTACTGATTTACAATTAAATAACAACGATGATACTACACAAGTATTAGTTAAAGATACTACATTTAGAACACGAAATAATATAAACTACATCACAACAGAATTTGATTTATCGGTTGAATCAAACGAAGGTGATTTAACTATAGCGACATGGGATACGTTAAATGCAGGAAACGTAGGAACTATAAATGTTAGAGCTGAATACGATTTAAAACTAAGCAGCGGAAACAAAATGGACTTGTTTTCGAATGATTCAATTAAAACAGAATCAATAGCTACTACAACATTACATAGTAAGAGTAACATGTATTTACAGGCAGGTACACTAACAGGTATAGCCGGCGCAGGACAATCATCTATGCGTCTCGAAGCAGATATGATGAATATTTATGGACCAAACGAAGTATTCATTGACAGCGATCATCTCATAACAGCCACCGGCCTAACAGGAGTTGAATTAATATCACCATTAGATATTACAATCAATGCTGAAGAAAATGCAATCATTGATGGCGCAACAGGAGTTGAATTAATATCACTACTAACCATTTCTTTAGATGCAGAAGAAAATGCAATTATAGATGGTGCATTGGGTGTTGATTTAATTAGTACAACATCTATTAACATCAATGCTCCGATTGTTCAATCAGTTAATGATTTAGAATTAGTAATTAAGTCCGGCGATGCAACGGTATTAAATGATAACGCACAAGATTTAACACTAGCAGGCGGCACAGCAACCGGCACCGGAGCAGACGGCATTGTAAAAATTGGTCTACCAACACATGATGCAATATTACAAGCAACAAATGGCGATTTAAATTTATTATCAACCACCGGTGTTATTGTAGGTAACCCATCTGCTACAGAAGGCATATTTGCTGGCCCTGAAGAAGGTGATTTATTATTAAGCGGCGGCGAATCACTTGGCGCAGCAGACGGCGGCAACTTAATATTAAGCGGCGGCCAATCAGCAGCAGGAAACGAAGGTATTGTAATCATAACAAGTCCTGTTTCGTTTATAGGTCCTACAACAGGGATGACATATCCCCTTAACTTTTTCATACCAGATTTAATAACAACTGGCTCAAATCCAAACATAGTATTACACGGCATGGGTGTAACAGATGCTTCGACAATACAAGCTACAGGCCATATTGCATATTCTACTACAGCACCAGTGACAATAGGAATAACAACTTATATTTTAAGAAGAATACGTCCGTTGATATTAGACACACAAATTGGCACAATATCATTTACAAACGGCATAAAAGAAGGTGTAGTCACAATAACAGATACTTCATTGCTGGCAGGGGATATTGTACAACTTATAAATCCTGCAACACCAGATACAGCAATAGATAACATCACTATTACATTAAAAACTATAACAATATGATAAATACATAGTAAGATAATAATATTTCAAAGGAGAAATAAACAATGGCATTATTAGTACCAAACGCAGCAGAGGCAATTATATTACGATATCTTGTAAATACTGATGCACCAGAGGATTTAACCATTCACCTATACACAGGCGTTACACCAATCACCGAAACAATGGTAGTTGGCGATTTCACTGAATTACCAGTAGCAAATGGTTATGCATCGATTCCACTAACAGGAACATGGACAATTACAGAAGCTGATCCTTCTTTAGCTGAACATACTTTAGTAGATTGGACATTTACAGGAACAGTTGGTAACGTTCACGGTTATTTTGTAACTCGTGCTACCGGTGGAGAGTTAATGTGGGCAGAAGAGTTCACAAACGGACCATACGATATTCAAACAGCGAGCGATCAAATTAGAATTACACCACGAATTACTGCTAACTAAGGAGTAAATCATGGCTGGTTTTAAAGATACGGTAAGGCGTACAACTGACCGAAAGGCCACAGATAAACGTCTAGCTGAACAAGAAAAAATCGACGCCATTAAAGAACAGCGGAAAGTAGATGCTATAACTGAACAATTTTCGGACTCGCTCTTAGTAGAAAAAGTAGTTCATAAAATTAAAGAGCAGATGGCAGATGACTTCCGTCAGGAACTTGAAGATGGATTGGCCTCTCAGATTGAAAGATCTGTTAGAGCAGAAGTAACAGAATCTGTTACTAATACCATTAGAGTGCAATTACAAAAACAGTTAAATGAACAAGTAATTAAATCAAATAACTCGATTGTGAATGCAATTACTAAACTATCTAACAAGTTAGATGATTTAAATGAAAATTTAAATGTAACAGTTCCTGCTCCAGTTGTGCATGTAAATATGCCAAAAGTAACTCGTAAAGTAAACCGCGACGATACTGGATTGGTAGAAAGCATAACTGAAGAGTTTAATGAGGAGTAATTAAATGGCTGATAATACTCAACTAAATGCTAACTCGTCGGCAGGCGACATCATTGCGACCGACGACATTGCCGGTACTAAACACCAACGTGTTAAAGTTGAATACGGTGATGACGGTTTTGCAACTGATGTAAGCCACTCAAATCCACTTCCAGTTACAATGCAAAGCACTGTAATTCCAGGCTCCGATCCGACGATTGTACCAGTTTGGAGAATGGGCGAACGCGAGCAAACTTCCATTGTTGTTACGGGTGAAGATTTATGGCGTGGAAACGAGCTTACACCAAACGTGAACGACGATGAAATCATCCCTGTTCCACCCGATGCTGGTGAACGAATGACGGTAGTGTCAGAAAGCAACAACGACAGACAAGCAGGCGGTGGGCAGCAAGGTGTTTGGGAAGTTAAAATTCAATATATTGACGCAGCCGGTGCAGAACAAGAAGAAACTATTACAATGAATGGAACCAACGGTGTCAATACCACTGCAAACGATATACGATTTATAAATAATATTTATGCAACAGATGTTGGATCCTCCGGATCAGCATCAGGCCATATTAAAATTCACCAATTTGGCGATAATAGAGAAGTGTATAATATGATTTATGCAGGTACAACCACATCTACAGTTCCGAACTATATGGTCCCACTAGGCAAAACATTAGTATTAGCAGGATGGCATATTGCAGCAGCAGATAGCAGACGTGCATTCATTAAAGTCTCATCGACTGACGTTAATGGGGTAATAAATCCCCGTATATTTTCTTTTAAAGATACTACTGTTAATGATCGTACCTGTTCAGGAACATTACACCTGAACACACCTATTCCAGCGTTATCGATTGTAAAACTTATCGCTTTTAGCGGCGAAGCTAACTGTCGTCTTGCAGGTGGCTGGCACGGTGATCTTATAGATAATAGTTAATTAAATGTTATTACCTCTACGCCTACTTGATGTAACAAGCGTTACCCACGACTATACGCCATCAGGCGGCATAATATTCGATGGCGTAGCAGAGGTAGGATTAGCACATTCTTATTTTCCATCAACAACAGAAATAAATATTGTATTCGACGGCACATCTGATACTGGATTAAATATAATATATGACCCAGTAACAACTCCAACGTCAATTTTATTCGACGGCGCCGCAGCATCATCATCAAAAGATTCTATTAATTACCCAGAAGGCGGCATTGTATTTAACGGAACTGCCATAACAGGATTTAATGTTTTACATAATCCATCATCGACTGAAACAAATATAGTATTTGATGGCTCGGCAAACACAGGATCCGATTCGATATATAATCCAACAAATGGATTAGTATTTGATGTAACAACCGAAACTGGATATAATGTAATACACGAATCTACTGGTGGAATTATATTCGATGGCGAAGCAGATACAAATACAGATTCACTATACAACCCAACCGGTGGCATAGTATTTGACAGTTCTGCTATAACAGGATTTAATGTATTACACGAAGCAACACCTGCAACAGCAATTTTATTCGACGGTGGCGCAGCAATTACAGTTCAAACTCCACCGGAATATATTGGCTCCGGTGGCATAGTATTTGACAGTTCTGCTATAACAGGATTTAATGTATTACACGAATCAACTGGTGGCATAATATTCGATGGTGAGGCAGATACAAATACAGATTCACTATACAACCCAACCGGTGGCATAATATTTGATGGAACAGCAGATACAAATACAGATTCACTATACAACCCAACCGGTGGCATAATATTTGATGGAACAGCAGATACATCCTTAGGTAACGTGTATGAACCAACCGGTGGATTAGAATTTAACGGATCTGCCTTAACAGGATTTAGTTTATATTATAATACCGTTTCAGAAACCGCAATTTTATTCGATGGCGCAGCAGCGATCACAGTACAAACTCAACCGATATATACAGCCACTGGCGGAATTGTATTTAGTAGTTCTGCTATAACTGGATTTAATGTATTACACGAATCAACTGGTGGCATAGTATTTGACGGAACAGCAAACACAGGTTCCGATTCAATATACAATCCAACAAATGGATTAGTATTTGATGTAACAACCGAAACTGGATATAATGCAATCCACGAATCAACTGGCGGCATAATATTTGATGGAACAGCAGATACATCAGCAGGTAATGTGTATGAACCAACAGGCGGAATAATATTAGACGGATCTTCGGATCACGGATCTAATATATTATACAACCCAACTAGCGGCATAGTATTTGACAGTTCTGCTATAACTGGATTTAATTCATTACACGAAGCAACTCCTGCCACAGCAATTTTATTCGATGGCGCAGCAGCGATCACAGTACAAACTCCACC